CTATCTTTGGGTAAAATATTATCTCATGACTCACAGTAAAATTGAATTCTTAAAGAAAGTCTTATCCGTTCCAACCGCAACACACCGAGAAGGTATGATTGTAGAGTTTATTTGTGAGTGGCTAAAGGAAAAACAAATCCCATATTTCGTTGATGAACATCTAAATGTTTATGCAACTAAACAAACTGATGAGAATATTGAATATTTCCCTTGTGTGATTTCTCATACCGACACCGTACATGGGTTGGGACCAATCAATATCCGTGAGGAATTTTTGGTAAATGCTCAAGGAGAGCAACGCCCTTCTCTTAAAGCTTACAACGACCATGACCAGCCCACAGGAATTGGGGGTGATGACAAAGCTGGTGTTTTTGCTTGTTTGGAATTATTGGAGGAACTACCGAATCTGAAAGCGGCATTTTTTGTTTCTGAAGAAACCGGTTGTCATGGTTCAAAAAAAGCTAGTCCCGAGTTCTTTGAAAATGTTGGATATGGTATTCAGTTCGATGCTCCCGAAAATTGGATGGTGACTGAATACTGTTGGGGTCAGCAATTGTTCAACCGTGATTCTGAATTCTTTGATGTTTGTAATAACATCTTAACTGAAGGTATTGGTGAAGACTTAGAGTATATGGTTCACCCCTATACAGATGTATGGGCTTTACGGGGTAAATTTGACATCTCCTGTATTAATTTCTCTATTGGGTACTACGACTACCACACCCCCTACGAATATGTTGTAATCGAAGATGTTTTCAATGGAATTGAGATGGGTAAAAAGATGATTGAGAAATTGGGATATCGTAAACATCAAAAAGATTTGAAACCTCAAACCAATTCTTGGGTATTCTAATTAAAAGTCTCGAAATCTAATTGTACGATGTCAGCCCAAAGTTCAAACGGTGCATCCATCTTTTTTTCTAATTCTTCACTAATTATTGCCTTGAGTTCTTGGATTACCTCACCATAAAATTCAGAACCTTCTAAGTTTGACAATAATTGGTAATCTACATTTGTAAAACTGAAATCTTCGGAGCTGTAAGTTCTACCTGATATTGAGGTATCAACAACTACCGAAACATTAATTTCGTGAAAATTATAGTTTCTTTCCACATCAAACTCATCAACATAATACTTGAAATTATATCCCCTACATTCTTTACAATCAAAAACTTGATTTTGAATTTTATCTGATATTTCTTTTATAAATTTTTTGGTACCACCAAGATACTCTATGGCAAAAGGAAATGTGTGTGAAGAATCTAAAATATATTTACCAGCCATTTTTTCCGATTTCCGAGAGAGACCAACTTTATCCCAATATTTTTTTACTAAGAGAAAGTATTTGTCGAAACTTTCTTGATTGGGGTGTTTGTAAGATTCTTTTAAATTTTTGGGTTCGTTGTTGTGATTACACTGATGACAAATATATGGGTCATGACCCCCCTCGGATAGTTTCCAAGACCAACCACAATTGTCACAAGTAACCTTACCTTTACTAACTTCTTCTTTTAATATCTTGATTATAATGTCCCTCATATGTTATAAATACAATTCTGTATAAATAAAAAAGGGGGACTTTCGTCCCCCCTTCTATGTTAAGAGATTTTCACCTCTTCATTTACCACCTTTAAGGTGTATTTTCGGTTTTCTTTAAGTTTACCTATTAAGATAAGTTCCGATAGGTAATCTTCGATTTTGTCTTGGATGGCTCGTTTTACTGGACGAGCTCCGTATTCATCATCGAAACCGACTTTTGCAATGTACTCTGTGAGGGTGGGGTCCATCACCACTTTGTACTTCATGTGACCTAGTCGCTTGGAGAGTTTACTAAGTTCTAGTCCTACAATCTTCTCGATGTTCTCCTTTGTGAGTGTTTGGAACACAATGGTGTCATCGATACGGTTTAGGAACTCGGGGGAAAAGAAGTTCTTCATTTCCTTCATCAAGATTTGTTTTTTAGCTTCCTCGTTTGAGTACTTGTTAGAGGAGAACCCGATACCAGCTCCAAAGTCTTGAAGTTTCTTGACTCCGAGGTTGGTGGTCATGATGATAAGGGTGTTCTTGAAGTTGATTTTTCGACCGAGTGAATCGGTTGCATGACCATCATCAAGAATCTGAAGGAGAATGGAGAAAATGTCCTTGTGGGCTTTCTCAACCTCATCGAATAGGATAACCGCATATGGTTTGTTTTTTACCTGTTCGGTGAGCTGTCCACCTTCTTCGTAACCGACATATCCTGGGGGTGCTCCCACCAAACGAGACAGTGTGTGCTTCTCTTGATATTCACTCATGTCGACTCGAATCAACGCATCCTCTGACCCGAACATCTCCTTAGCAATCTGTTTTGCTAAGTGGGTCTTACCCACACCTGTTGAACCCAAGAAGATAAATGAACCAATAGGACGGTTAGGGTCTTTGATTCCGATTCGGTTACGACGGATTGATTTGACAATCTTAGACACCGCATCGTCTTGACCAATTACCTTTTCCATAAGGGTTTTGTCCATATTAATAAGAGCGTTAATATCGTCAACTGACATTTTACTCACAGGAATTTTGGTCATATTGGAAACAACATCGTAGACTTGTTCCACGGAGATAGGGATACGAGTTGTTGAGGATTCTTCCGCGTATTTCCGCTTTTCCTCTTCGAGTTTAGCAAGGATTTTACGCTCCTTGTCCCTTAGTGCTGCCGCTTCTTCGTAGTTCTGTTTCTTTACAACATCCATCTTTTGTTGTTTGATTTCCGAAGCTTTGAGTTTTAGTTCTTCAATTACTTCAGGAATCTTTTGCTCGGTTTGACTACGAGCACCAACTTCATCCAAAATGTCAAAGGCTTTGTCGGGGAACTCACGGTCGGTGATATATCGGTCTGCAAGCTTCACACAAAGTTCGATTACTTCTTGAGAGTATGCCACTTTGTGGAACGATTCGTATCGGTCTTTAATGTGAGTGAGAATTTGGATGGTCTCCTCAACTGATGAGGGGTCTACAATGACCTTTTGGAATCTACGCTCCAAAGCTCCGTCTTTTTCAAATGACTTACGATACTCATCCAAGGTCGTGGCACCGATACATTGAATTTCTCCACGAGCAAGTGCGGGTTTAAAGATGTTTGAACCGTCTAAACTACCTGTTGAGTTACCTGAACCAATCAATGTGTGTATCTCATCGATAAAGACAATGATGTTGGGATTGTTGGAGAGTTCCTCAAGGATAACCTTTAGACGCTCCTCGAACTGACCACGATACTTTGTCCCTGCCACCACAGCGGTGAGGTCTAAATTGACAATACGCTTGTCAAGAAGATTTTTGGGACATTCTCCATTGATAATAAGAGACGCTAATCCCTCAATCAAAGCGGTTTTACCTGAGCCTGGCTCCCCCAAGATAATAGGGTTGTTCTTCTTTCTACGGGAAAGGATTTGAGCAATACGAATAATCTCTTTCTCCCGACCTATCACTGGGTCAAGTTTTCCTTGTTCTGCCAATTTGTTCAAGTCACGAGAAAAGTTATCCAATACGGGAGTACCCGATTCGGAGGTAGGTTTCTTCCTTGAGAGTGTCTTATCGTCGTCGCCTAATGTGTCGTTCATAATTTATAGAATTGATTTGTACAAAGGTTAATCAAAAAAAGGACAATTCCAAACCCCTGTCAGAATTTTGTTAGTAATTGACAAGATGTCATAAAAATATTTCTGAATACAACTAATTCGGACATTTTGTCAGTTACTTTGATTTGGTACGGGGATTGACTTATCAGGTTCAAATAAAAAAATTAAAAAATACAAAAAATGTTTAGAAGAAAATTATTTAATGAATTTGACACCCTTTTTAACTCACTGTTAAACCAAGACCCATTTATCTTTAAAGGTAAAACGAAAAAAGAGAATGGTAAGGATGAGAATGGTGATTGGTCAAAAGAAACCTTTACCTCTGAAGATGGTATGATTCAATTCACCACGATTTTTAGGTCAACCTACGGGAACACTCCACAACCCGAAGAACAAAATACCTTGGAGCGTCTTAGAAAAGAACTCCAAAATGCGGTGAACCTTCAAGAGTTTGAAAAAGCGGTGGAGATTCGTGACAAGATTAAAAACTTGGAAGACAATAAAGTTAAACTTGAAGACCTTAACTTACAACTAACAAAAGCAGTTGACCAACAAGACTATGAAAAGGCAATTCAATTAAGAGATGAAATAAAGAAACTTTCCTAATAATCAAAGACCCTGTTTTTGACCCTCAGCGTAAGTTGGGGGTTTTTTGTATTTATCAATTAACAATACACTAGTAAATTAACTTATAAAAACATCTTTACAATGGGAGTAAAAAAAGAAACTATAGACGGAACAAAAATCATAAATGAGATTGATTCAACAACAATCATTAAAAGTGTCTATGATACGGAGTCAAAAGAAATGGTCGTAGAATTTAAAAACGGAACAAAATACCAATATAATGAAGTTCCACATCAAACCTACACAAAGTTTAGAATGGCAGAATCTCAAGGGAAATACTTCTCAAGTGATATTGCCAAAAAATTTAAATACACCAAACTCTAACAAGGAGGTATTTATCTCAGATGGCCCAACTATCAACCATACTTCAGAGCTTCTCTGTTAGAGACACCCTTAACCCAAAGGTATGGGAAAACTATGACGATGCCTCAGAAGCGGTGATTAAACCAAAAGTAAGAGACGCTCTTATGAAAATTGCCGAAGCATTTGGCGATACATTAATAGATGACTTGGAAGTTGAAGATGTAGTCCTAACAGGTAGTTTATCAAACTACAACTGGTCAGAATATTCAGACTTTGACCTACATCTTATTATCGATTACAAACAATTCGGAAAACAATCTCAACTTTACAGAGATTTATTTGGTCTTAAAAAACAGATATTTAACGACAAACACGACATCAAAATTTTTGGATACGAAGTTGAACTATACCCACAAGATTCTCAGGAGATGCATTTTGCCTCGGGAGTATATTCGGTGTTAAATGATGAGTGGATTTCTAAACCCTCAAAAGAAAAACCACAACTCGAAAGAGGAGTTTTAACGACCAAAATCGATGGTTGGAAAGACAAAATAGAGAATCTTATTACCAACATCAAAAAAGAAGGACTCAAAGCCAACGAAGAAAAAGTTGAAAAACTGAAAAAAAAATTAAAAGATTATCGTAAGTCGGGACTCGAAAAAGAGGGGGAATATTCCTATGAAAATTTGGTGTTTAAGTACCTTCGCAGGTCAGGATTGTTGGAAAAACTCTATAATACTGTTAGTCGTCAAACAGACAAAGAATTATCAGTTGAAGTAAAATTGGTAGATTAATACCATTTTAGATATTTATTTATTAAAGTTATTATTAACCGACAATATTTATAGAAAAAAAGTCCATGGCGTTGAATTATTTTATTGGAATTTCTTGTACGGGGGAACCCTTCAGATATTTAGCTACTGAAGCTACAATTGTTTCGGGTAGAATTTATGAATTATTAGCAGGGGCAACAAACATTGGTTGTTGGACCCTTACTACTTTTGATGAAACTCCACTTGCACAAATTGTAACGGTATTCAATGGTCCATGGGAAAATTGTGTTGATTGTTTGGGAGACTTAACACCAACACCAACGGAATCACCAACATCTACACCCACACGAACACCAACAAACACCCCCACGAACACGGTGACTCCAACACCAAGTATAACAGCTTCTCGTACACCAACACCAAGTATAACTTCATCCGCCACTGCAACGCCCACAAATACTAGTACACCAACCACCACTCCAACAAATACTCAAACACAAACACCAAGCTCAACTGTCACTCAAACACCAAGTTCTACCAAGACACCAACACCAAGTATTACCGCAACACAAACAATTACCCCCACTAATACCGCAACAGTTACAAACACCCCAACAGCGACCCTTACAAGAACACCAACTCCAAGTATTACCGCTAGTCCTACGGCAACGACAACTTCAACTCCAACACCTACACCAACACCTTTTGGTGTATTTGATGTAAATGTTCAGTATGAAGCCGAGGCTTGTGTAACTTGTGGAGATGCTGCACCAACCACTGCTCCATACCCACATCCAGCCGATTGGGTTCCTGTTGGTCCCGATGGAGAAAAACAAGGTACAGTAATCGATTTAAGTGCGGTACAACTAGGGGGTATGCACGGCCTTAACAACTAAAAATTAATAAAAAAAAACCATGGCAAAATTAAAAGCAATCGGTAGCGAAAAACTCGAAGGAGCCGATAAATTAAAAAGAATTATGGAGATTGCCACCTACCGTACGTCATCAACAGGCATTAAAGAAGGTGCAACAGAATATTCCATTAATTTACCTGATGGAATGGATTACCACATTGTAAAAGAGAAACAAGGTTACATTATCAAAAAGGGGATTAACGAATCCACTTTAGATTACATGGAACCAATGAAAAATAGAAAGTATCACTCCTCATACTCACAAGCTCTTAGAAAGTTAAATTTAATAATTAAAGAAAACAATGAGCTTAACGGACAAAACGAAGAAGTTAAATTGTTTGGTGAACAAAAGAAATTTGTTTTAAAAACACCAACCCCACCAACACCTGAAGTTGTTACACCTGCGGTTCCCGCAGAACCAATGGCGCTTCCCGCACCTGAACTACCTTTGGACGACATGGGTGGTAACGATGAACTTGATTTAGGTATGGACACAGAACTCGATTTGGATGTTCCTGGTGAAGAACCTATGACAGGTGGTGAAGATATGGAAGAAAGAGTTTCTTTTAAAGTAATTCAAAAACTTACTGGTAAATTGACTCAAAAAATGAGAGCCCTCGAAGACCAAGAAGGAATGTCTTCTGAGGACATTAAATATGTTATTAACATGGTTCTTTCAGCTCTTGATTTGACTAAATTAGACCCTGAGGACATGGAGGACATTATGTCTAAGTTTGAAGATGTGGAATCTGATGTTGAAATGGATTCAGATATGGGTGGAGAAACTGAAATGGATTTAGATTTTGAGGATGAAGTTTCTATGGAAGAACCTATGGAAGGTATGGGTTCTGAAGACTATGACTACAACTCGGTTAGGGAAAGCAATATCGACAAAGTCCTTAGTAAGTATTTTGAGGTCACGGATTCAGAAGTAGAACTTTCAAAAAAGTTGTTTGAGGAAAGAAAAAGTGAAAACAAGAAAAAAGTTAATTCGTTTATTTCAAAAATTGAAACTTTATCAGAGACCATCGAACAAGAGTTGGCAAGTAAGAAGTTTTTAGAAGAAAACTCAAATTTTGAATTTGTTGGTAGAACAAATAAAAAGAATTTGGTATTTGAAAATAAAAATAAACAAATTAAAATCTCTGTCGAAGGAATAGTTTTATGAGATATCTAACTTATATCAATGGACTAGGTCCTGATTATAAGGGAAACAATCTCTACGAATTTATATTTTCTGAAAACTTAGATGTGTGGGGTGATTCATGGGAGTCGTCACCTTCGGGTGGATATCCCACACCACCTAAATTAGAACATATCAATAAAGTCGGAGTACTTAGAAACTCAGATGTCAAATTGGAACTTGTTCAAAACTCAGATTATTTCAATATGTCCGATGCCATGGACGGTGTTATTGCTTTAGGTTGGGAAATTGAAGAGTACGATGAAAACAATCGATTGGTGTTTAAATTTGGTGAAGAAGAAGAATCGGTAAAAAATAAACTTTACGAAAAAGACCTAATTCTTGAGTTCGAAAAAAAAGTTGTATATGAAAACTAAGGAAAAAATTGTTAAATTGGTAGAAATGGGATTATCACCAACAACCGTTGTAAAATTGAATGAAACTCAAATCGATGTGCTCTTAGAAAAACTTGCAATCTTAGAACAAGGCGCTGTTATGATTTCCGCTGAAAAAGCGGAACCACAGAAACTTAAAGATTTAACTTCAAGAGGTATTAATGTTCGTATTGAAACTGAGATGACTGAAGATGATGTGGACTATATGGGTAGTTCTCAAGGTGGTGCCACCACTCAAGCACCACACCAAGTTCAAGCCCCTGATGGTATGGGTGATTTAGGTGATACCGAGATTGATAAAAAGGAGGATATGTCAGAAGAAGAAAAAGATGAAAACAATCCTTGGGCTATATGCCACGCACAATTAGGTCCTAAGAAAAACGCCAAGTTTGAAAGATGTGTTAAACAAGTTAAAAAAAGTTTAAAGGAAGGAAAATCTCCGATGGATTTTTTTATTGAAGAAGAAATTGTATCTTTGGTTGAAAATTATTTAGAACCAAAAATGACAAAAACAGAAATATTGAATATGATTGCCGAACAAGGTGTCATTCGTCGCTCGGTTTACAAACCAAAATCTAAAAGAGGAAAGAGCGTTCGTATGAGTCGTCCTATTGGGGATTTAGGGATGTTACAATCTATGGGTGAGGCAGAAACTGAAACTGCACCTGTTAAACCAACTACCAAACCTGGTACGAGACCCTCTATTCGTCCTGCACATCCTGGTAAAAAACCATTCGAAGGACCAAATCCCAAACCAAAGGCCTCTAATAAAGAAATGGAAGGTGCTAAAAAAGATGTATTACAACTAATTCAAAGTATTCTTCGTGATGGCAAAAAATAGAAAAATTCGGGAACAAATCGATTACGGGGATTATCCCGAGCGTATGGACCCAAGTCTCGAAAGAAAACTCCGAGACCCTGAGAGTCCTTACGCAAAAAATCCTGCAATGGGAAAAGGTTCTGAAGATGTACAAAGATTGGTTACAAACCGATTTAAACAAGTTGTGGACAAAGTTCGAGAGGTTACAGGAAGAGAAACAATTAATTCTCAAATGTTGGGAAGGATGTTAATTTCTGAAATGTATCAGAAAGTACCCCAAGTTATGCAAATTGAATCAAGACACAGGGATGCTTTGGAAAACTTGGCAATCGAGGCTTGTTTGGAAGATACCCAAGTACCCTCTGATTGGTTTATTGTTGAGGCAAATTTGAATCGTGAAACAATCGATGTTAGTAACTTTAGATACGAAGCCGAGGAGTTAGAGGAAAAAAACGAAGAGGACGCTCAAAAGATTATGATTGATTCAGGTTTTGACATCGATGAGGTAACCCCTGAAGAAGTTTTAGAATTAGAAAAGCATAAGAGAAATATTATTAACGCAATTATCCAAGGGTCAGCAAAAAAAGGTCACTATCTTTTTCAAAAACCTGAAATTAGAAAAAAACTCGATGAAATAGACCCAAGACTTTATCCCGCATATTTGGAGATAATGTCCTTGAATGATTTTATGTACTTTACCATGGAACAAATGATTGAGATGATGGGTGCTACAGGTCAAGGAGTTGCTGGGAAGGTTGAACTTGAGGACGCCGGAGATGATGGTTTTGAAGACGAGGATGGTGATAGTTCTCCCGATACCGTAATTAAAGCTTACGGGATGTTGTTTCCCATTGTGTGTCATGAAATAATCAAAGGATTGGAAGAGGCTAAAGGTCGTTATGGTTTACCTGAAGACCCCACAACTCGTGAAAAAGTTATGGGTCAAACCGATACTTTACCTATGGAAGCATGGTCCCTTAGAATTGGACCGCAAATTGTTGAAAAAATTCGTTTTGCGTTACCTGATGAAGTTTATGATGAACAAAACAAAGGTTTGATTAATTGGTTCCAAATGGAACTTTATAAACTCCCTGCTGAGGAATTCTTAGAAATTGTTGGAAATGCAATTTCCGAAGACACCAAAAAAATTGCAAAGGCTACCGACTCTTTTCGTGAGTTGATTACAATTGCAAAACAAAATAAGGAGGAATACGAAAGTTTTGACACGGACGAAGATTCCGAAGATGATGGTTTAGATTTCTTATCAGGTTTGGGAATTTCCCGTCCTGACTAAGAAATTATGACAAAAGAACAAGTTATTATTGAGTATAAAAAGTGCATGAAAAGCACTCCGTATGCGCTGAAGACTTATTTACAAACTTACGATAATACGGTCTCTCGGTATGTACCTTTGGAATTGTTTCAAGACCAAGTTCAGCTTGTCGAAGATTATGAGGAGTACAATGAAAATATTGCCCTGAAGTATCGTCAAGCAGGGGTATCGACAGTTACCGCCGCTTGGGCAAGTAAACGACTAGCATTTGCGAGAAAAGAAAAACCTGAAAAAGTTCTTATAATTGCAAATAAATTAGATACTTCGGTAGAATTTGCGAACAAAATTCGTGGATTCACCGAACAATGGCCAAGTTGGGTCGGAATTGGGTTTGCACCTGAAAAAAATTCCGCTCGTCACTTTAAACTATCAAACGGATGTGAAGTAAAAGCTGTTGCAACTTCAAAAGATGCACTTCGTGGTTACACCCCCACAACATTAATTTTTGACGAAGCCGCGTTTATTGAGGCTGATAGTGATTTTTGGGCGGCTTGTATGGCATCTCTTTCTACAGGTGGTAAAGTTGTTGTAATTTCAACACCTAATGGTTTTGACGCAATTTACTATGAAATTTATGACCAAGCTCTTCGTGGTATGAATGATTTCAAAATCACTGAAATGTATTGGTATCGTGACCCTCGATATACAAAAGATTTGTATATGATTAAAACTAAAGACTTAGTTCATTACCTTCTTAACAAACATGAATACCCATTAGATAGTGTTATTGATTTATCACTCGAAAATAGAAAAGAAAGAAATTTAGATACTTTACACAAATATATTGAAGACGGTTATAAACCATGCTCATCTTGGTTAGAAAGTATGGTTAAAAAACTAAAATATGATAGAAGAAAAGTTGCGCAAGAATTAGAATGTAACTTTTTGGGTTCAGGTGACAATGTATTTGATTCTGAACTTTTACAGAATATTCAAAAAAATGATATTAAGGAACCAAGTGCCAAATTGATAGGCGGACAATTATGGATTTGGAAAGAACCTGTAAATGGTCACAAATATGTTATGGGTATAGATGTTTCTCGGGGAGACTCTGAAGACTTTTCTTGTTTTGTAATTATTGATTTTGATGAAAAAGAACAAGTATTAGAATTTGTTGGAAAATTACCGCCCGATACATTAGCCGAAATTGCATATAAGTGGGGTATTATGTATAGTGCATTGTGTGTTATAGATTTGACTGGTGGTATGGGTGTCGCAACGGCAAGAAAACTCCAAGAAATGGGTTATGAAAATTTTTTCTATGATGGGGTTGACATGTCAAATAAATGGAAATATGACCCAAGAGTCAAGGAAAAAATACCTGGAATTAATTTTAACAATAAAAGGGTTCAAATCATCGCTTCCTTTGAAGAATCCCTCCGTCATGAATTTAAAGTAAGGTCGAGTAGGTTGGTAAATGAAATGGGGACTTTTATTTATATCAATGGTCGACCTGACCACCAAAAAGGTCACCATGATGATTGTATTATGTCAATTGCAATGGCGACTTATGTTGCGGAAGCGGCATTCCCCTCATTGGTTAAGGTGGTAAACCATACAAAAGCAATGTTGGATTCTTGGTCTACTATTGTTACCGAAAATAAAGAAAAATCCGAATATTTTAATCCTTCTTTACCACAATTTAATCATTCGGGGATGAATCACTCTAAAAATTATGAGGCTACCCGAAATGATTATCAAAAGTATGGTTGGTTATTTGGAAGGTAAAAGTATTTATAATAATCCATAAGGGATTAAGTTTGAGTAAGAATGGAAAATAGAAATTTAACGGTTTGGCAGAGGTTAACAAGGGCTTTGGGTCCTAATGCCTTGATGAATCAAGATTTTCCTGTTTACAAGTTAGATAAAAAGGAATTACTCAGAACTACTGATAAAACTGAATACGAAAGGGAAAAACTTCAAGCCAAACAATCATTTTATTTAGCAAATCAATTTGCTAAAGTTGAAAATAACCTCTACACTCAAGCCGTATATTATGAACCAAATCGTTTGGCTTCGTATTACGATTACGAATCTATGGAGTACACTCCGGAAATTTCTGCGGCCTTAGATATCTACGCTGAAGAATCTACCACACCAAACGAAGATGGTCAAATTCTTCAAATTTATTCTGAATCAAAAAGAATCAAATCCGTTTTATCAGATTTATTTAATAATTCTTTAGACATCAACACTAATCTACCCATGTGGACAAGAAACACCTGTAAGTACGGTGATAATTTCGTTTATATGAGATTAGACCCTGAAAAAGGTGTTGTTGGATGTCAACAACTACCTAACATCGAAATTGAGAGATTTGAACAAGGTTTGTCAACAAGAAATGCATCGGTTGGTGTCACAAAAAATGATACTGAAGACAAAGGGTTAAGGTTTACTTGGAAAACCCAAAATATGGAATTTCAAACTTGGGAAATTGCTCACTTCAGATTATTAGGGGACGACAGAAAACTCCCATATGGTACCTCAATGTTGGAAAAATCTCGCCGTATTTGGAAACAACTTTTGTTATCTGAAGATGCGATGTTGATTTATCGTACCTCACGAGCCCCTGAAAGAAGAATTTTCAAAGTTTATGTTGGAAACATGAACGATGATGATGTCGAGGCTTATGTACAACGTGTTGCTAACAAGTTCAAAAGGGAACAAATTGTTGATTCCAAAACAGGCAATGTTGATATGAGGTTTAACCAAATGGCTGTTGACCAAGATTTCTTTATTCCTGTTAGAGACCCAGCACAACCATCTCCAATTGAAACTTTGCCTGGAGCGCAGAATCTTTCAGAGATTGCTGACATTGAATACATTCAGAAAAAACTTGTTACTGCACTTAGAATTCCTAAGGCCTTTTTAGGTTTTGAAGAAGTTGTCGGTGACGGTAAAACTTTAGCATTGATGGATATCCGATTTGCGAGAACCATTAATAGAATTCAAAAGTCAATGTTGCAAGAACTTAATAAGGTTGCAATTATCCATTTATTTCTACTTGGTTTTGAAGAAGAGATTTCTAATTTTACTTTAGGTCTTACAAATCCATCAACACAAGCTGACTTACTGAAGGTTGATATATGGAAAGAAAAAGTCCTTTTGTATCGTGATTTAGTTTCAGACCCTGGAAATGGTATTCAACCAGCTTCATCTACTTGGGCTAAGAAACACATCTTCAATTGGTCAGATGATGAAATCAGAACTGACCTTCTACAACAGAGAATGGAAAGAGCCATTGGTGAGGAATTAAAAAACACTCCGACAGTAATCTCTAAAACAGGATTGTTTGACCAACTTGATAAGTTGTATGGAAATAAACCTGGTGAAGGGGCGCCACAAGCACCTCCTGGAGAAACCTCTGAACCAGCCGCAGCAGCGTTTGGTGGTGGTGGTTTTGATGCTGGTGCGGACCTTGGTGCGGACCTTGGTGGTGACTTAACTGGTGAAACACCAGACTTGGGTGCAACAACCCCTGAAGAGGGTGAAATTACACCAGAATCAACACAAAATAAAGATATGAATATTTTGATAGAAACTGGTTTGTATGGTAATCAGTTTCTAAATTTAGGTATTGCACAACAAAGTTTAGGTAAAATAGAAGACGAGTTAGATAAGTTGTTAAATTCCTAATATTTATTAGAGAATAAATACGACCTCATGACTTTCGGACAAATTAAATCTATTATCGAAAAAAACTTGGTAGAGTCTTACAAAGATTCCTCTACTTTCAAGCAAACATTAAAAGAATTCAAACATAATGTTTTGAAAAATAAATCATTTTCAAAGGTTTATTCCATTTATGATGACCTTAATATACCACAAGGTTTATCTGAAAACGATGCTAAAGAATTCTTAGAAGAGTCTGTAAATGTAATTAGACATTTATTAGAAAATACTTCATTACCAAAAAATGGGGAAAAATCCCCAAATATTTACCAAAATATTGATAATTTGGTATATTTTGAAAATGTGAATATTCACGAAAGGTTGTCGTCAAAGAAAATGTTAATCGATAATCTTATGTTAACCACAAAAGGTTTAAATGAAAGTCCTAAAATCCCTTTAAAATCAATGGTTTCGATTGCCAATCAAACTATTGGAAAATATATTGAGAGTTTAGACGAGGCAACAAAAAAAGAGGTATTCTATATTTTAGCGTCAAAGAATGAAGATTTAGAAATCGAGTACACAACACTTAAAGAATCGACAATTAACAAATTGAAAGTATTACTTACCAAACAAGAGGAATCGGATATTCAATCCAAAATTAACGAAACGATTGAAAGGATTGAAATTGAAAAATTTGACCAAGTTAATTATGTAAAGTTAAAGAGATTAGAAGAGTCTATTCTTCTTGATTCTTAAACTTTTGAAGATAAGAAGCTTTGATTTTTTCGGCTCTTATTTTAACAGATTTTTTTTGGTATTCTTTTAAAGAATTTAGTTTCTGATTCTGTTTGGTTTTAATTACTTTAGACTTGAGCATCTTGAGTGCTTTTTCAATATTTTTGTCTACCTGTACTATTAACATATAATAGAAATATTTGGATTTGGGGTAAAAGTTTGTTATGATTTATAAAAAAATAAACAGATTCCAATCTGAATATGAATGAAAAAAGGAAAAACGGTTAAGATTAACCAATATGAATCAATTAAAACTCAATACGGAACAGTAGATTCAAAACAGCTAAAATCACTTTACATAAACATGCAAACATGGGTAGCCCCAAAAGTCGAAATGGAAAATTGGGACCGTATAGTGGGTGGTCTTTCAAGAAATGTTAAACACAGTGTTTATGAGAGTATTAATAGAGAACTTTTCGCAGAAAAATTTATTGTTGATTTAGACCTTAGAACTAGTGGGATTCAATTAGGTAAAAAATCTTTTATGAATCTTGAGATAAATCTTTTTACAAAAACAGAAATAGATTTCAAAGGTTCAATTCTCAAAGATGCGATAAAAAAAATTATAAGAGAAATTTATAAAGATTGTGTTATTAAAAATGATTACTTCACATTTACTTCGAGTAAAGAAAAGATAAAAATAAAAACTATGAACTAACATTATATTTATTTTAAAACAATATAATGAAAGATTTACACATTCTTGGGCCAAGAGAAACCGGTAAGGGAATTTTAATCGAAATGGACGCAGGTTACATTTCACCATCTGACCCACTTAACGAATCTTTTTTGAAGGAACAAAAACAAATGGATTATAGAAACCCATTTGAGTTTTATGCTGTTCTTCAAAAATATGGTGTCCCAAATAGAAATGGAAGAGTATACCCTGAAAGAATTTTAAAAAGAGAATCCGATAGATACAAAACCGCAATCAAAAAAGGTTTATCAACCTCTGAGTTAAATCATCCAGAATCATCATTGATTGATTTGGATAGAGTATCACACCTTATTACAGACATATGGTGGGATGGTCACATTCTTATGGGTAAATTAAAACTTCTAACATCACCTGGATTTCACGAGAGTGGTATTGTATCAACTAAAGGAGATATCGCCGCAAACCTCATTAGACAAGGTGTGACAATGGGTGTTTCATCTCGTGGTGTAGGGTCATTGGCAAAAAAAGGAGAACAAAATGAAGTTCAAGACGATTTTGAGTTAATTTGCTTTGACTTGGTCTCTTCCCCGTCAACCCCTGGTGCTTACCTATTTAACTCCCCCGAAGAGAGGTCAATGTACGAGGAAAACCTCGATGAAGAAAAAAATCAAAAAATTTCTGACTCAGGAATGAGCAAGTCAGTTGATTTAATGAAAAAATTAACCGATTATTTAAATCGTTAACTAAAATGAATTAATAATTATGGATGAGAAATTTTTTGTAGCTAAAGTGGTTTATGATTTACCTGATGAAAATTCAGGACGAATTAAAAAAATCAGAGAAGAGAAACTTGTTAATGGTTTCTCAGTTACCGATGTCGAAGCTAAAGTAACAAAGAAATATACGGGGTTCCAACACGAATGGCGTATCGTTTCAGTTGTGGAAAGCAAAATTGACGAAGTAATCGAATAACTTAAAAGGTGGTTTTCCACCTTTTTTTTGTCCGTTTTAAATCTTTTTCGTAAAGAAGGGGGTTTATAAACGGATTTTTTTATTTACAGAACTATTTATAAGGTAAATTAAAAACAATTTTTATGCAAGAAACTAAAAATTTAGTTGAAGAGGCACTTATTCAAATGAGAAATGTTGAAGAAGTCATTGCCGAAAACGCAAAAGGAATACTTGCTTCTACAATGAAGGAAGAAATCAGTCAGTTAGTAAAGGAATCTCTTTCCGAACAAGAAGATGAGGTTGAAGTTGATACTGAGCTAGCCATGGATTTTGACATGGATAGCGATGTTGATAATATGGAAGATTCTGATAATGAATTCAATATGGATTTTGATTCGGATGAAGAAACTATCGATATGACAGATATGTCTGATGATGAAGTTATTAAGGCTTTTAAAGCTATGGGACCTGAAGATGGAATTGTAGTTGTAAAAGACGAAGGTATGGTTCACATTACCGACGATAATGAAGATGTTGAATACATTGTAAAACTTGACGAGTCTGAAATGGATGAGGAAGAGGATATGATGGAAGAGATGGAAATAGAAGAACAAGAAATGGATTTCGACGAACTTGATGTTGAAGAAGACCCTGACTTGGATGCTGTTTTGGATGCTCTTTATTCGTCGTCTGAAACTATGGAAGAAGACGAAGTCATGTATGAGATAGAAATGGATGAGGAAGAATTGGACCTCTCTGAATACATGGATGAAGAATCTATGGAAGAGATGGGAGAATCCTCACATGAGGAATATAACCTTGAAGAAGCTAAAATGACTGTAAAACCAAAAGGCGTAGGTATGGGTCATCCTAAATTTAAGTACGATAGTACTTTACCAAAAAAAGGATTTGATGACCACAAAAAGGCTGGACCTAAAGCTATGGGTACTGGTAAAGCAAAATTTGAATTCAAAGAGGGTGAAATGGGAGAAGATTCTAAGAAACGCGAATACAGACGTAAGAAAGTAGATGGTGTTGAAAAGAAAGCTGGTGAGGGTAAAGATGGACACTACAAAGACTACGAAGGAAAGTTCGGTGGTAACAAAGGTGACAAATCTGAAACTAACCCTGGCAAGAAAGACTATGAAACCAAGGAGGAAACAAAAGAGGCTGCTAGAACTTATGGTATGGGGTCGAAAGAAGGTAGAGGGTTAAGAAAAGGTATCACAAATAACAGAAATTATGTTTATGGTGATAATGGTGTAAAAGTAGAAGCTGTTGAAGTAGAATTAAATTTGTTAAGAGAAAAGAATGAAGAGTACAGAAAGGCTCTTAATGTCTTTAGAGAAAAACTCAACGAAGTTGCTGTTTTTAACTCGAACTTGGCATATGCTACAAGATTGTTTACTGAGCATTCCACTACCAAAAAAGAAAAAATAAATATCCTGAGAAGATTTGATTCTGTAGAATCACTAAAAGAATCAAAACAACTCTACAAAACTGTCAAGGATGAACTTTCCAACACTGAAACGAAAAATATTTCTGAAAGTGTTGAAAGAAAGTTGAACACAGCAAAAACTTCTGGTTCATCTACAACCTTGATTGAGTCTAAAACATATGAAAATCCACAATTCTTAAGAATTAAGGATTTGATGAATAAACTCTAAAAATATAAATTCCTAAAAACAAAAATTAAAATGGGAGCATTATTAGAAAGTGGTCTTGTTGGTAACATCGGTCTTAAGCACCTTAAAGTTATCAAAGAAGATACAATTAACAAATGGGACAAGTTAGGTTTCCTTGACGGGCTTAACGGACACCTAAAAGAAAATATCGCACAGTTGTATGAAAACCAAGCGTCATATTTGATTAACGAAGCAGCTTCGACTGCTGATACCGGTTCATTCGAAACTGTTGTTTTCCCAATCGTACGTAGAGTTTTCTCTAAGCTTTTGGCTAACGACATCGTTTCTGTACAAGCGATGAACCTTCCTATCGGTAAGTTGTTCTACTTCGTACCTAACATTCAGTCTTACACTGGAGCAAATGATAACGAGCACTGGGCACCCTACGGAGCACCTAATGCAGCTGATGGTCAAACTCCAAACGATGGTTATGACTATAACACTCAAAAAGACCTTTACGATAGATTCTACGAAGGTAACGAACCAGCTTTGGACCCACCAGGCCTTTACGATTACTCAAAAGGTTCTTTCTCAGCGGTTTCTGCTGATACCCAAACAGTTGTTTGGGCTGGTAGTCAACTTGTTCAATCAGGTTACTCATTAGGAAACTACAGAAAAGTTCTTATTGCTATGTCTGGCTTTGCATCTGCTGGAGCTGGTCAACTTATCGGACCTAACGGTCAACCAATGGATACTGAAGAATTCTTGACTGACCTTCAAATCCGTGGTGTTCTTGGTAACGTATACACTTCTGCTAACACCCAGAATAACTACTTATTCAGAGTTGTAACTCAAAGATATGGTAAAGGTATTGTTGACTATGGTCGTAACGAAACATTAACTTTCCCTAACTCAAAAACTGATGGTGGTACTTACTACGATGTTTGTGATGCTGAAGGTAAAATCTATCTTGAAGTTGATTTACAAGTTCCTGTATGTATTTCATGTGG